GTGTTTTCATTGATACTCAACGTTAAGGCGTAGTTAGAAGGTAGCCCAACCTCTGGCTCAGTTTCTCCAGAACGCAATGCACGATGAGCAGTTTCTTTTGTGTAGTTCATGTGAGTAAGCAATGGGTAGTCTTTTGCGATACCCTCTGCACGACTACCTGCTTTTTCTTCCATGTCTTCAATCCAGGGACCACGCAAGTTAGTCTTAGCCCAGTTGGTGTCTTGCCACATGTTGGTACGAATTGCTGGAACCATACCCAACAGGCGGGCATTAGCAGAACCTTGCCTAGATTGAATAACTGCTAAAGCACCTGCCATTTGAGGATGCTCTGCCCAATATTGAGTACGGACTTGCTTTGCATGCTCCGCAGTTCCACCTGGGATTGCCATTTTTCCTGAACTACCATTACAAATAGCAGTGCATTGTGGTGTGCGACACTTTCCACAAGTTTCAATAACGCCACTACTATCGGCTTGTGCAAGGGCCATACTCATCTGTAGAGTGCCCCGCACCAAGGGGCTTGGATGAGAAGCATTTTTAGCAATTTTAGCGTTTGTTGAACCTTTTGTAGGGTCAATGTCACTAATCATTGCTAGGTCTTTACCAGCACCACGTTCTGTTTTAAATTTATTCCAGTGTGCAATAACATCACCAGGGTTGCTAATAGCATCTCTGTAGTCAGCCTCGGACACGGAGTTGACAACTTCATCCAGTGTTGGCATATCACGAGCAATATGGATACCAGAGTCTGTTACTTCAATTTTTCTGCGTGCCATTAGTAATCAACTCCGTCAATGTTGTCTTGGTTAGCCATACGGTAAGCAGCCAACCCCTTCTTTTCCCAACGGCTTGGTCCACCCGACTTGTATGTCAAGCGAGATGGGTCATTGAGTTTTGTGGACTTAAACCTCTGGGGCTTAAAAGCATCCAGTGGGTCTGTAAAGATTTCACCGTTACCTGTCAAGCGGCGCTGACGGTCAATACCACCCTTTGGGCTTCGGCGTGGTGGTACAAATGGGTTATGAATAGACGTATTTGCTTCAAAGTATTTGTAATGTGCCGCAGATTCTACAAAAGCCATACGCCTAGCAGCCGCTACTGGCTTGAAGTTATACGTTGTCTTATAACCAGCGTATACTGCTGCAATGGGTATACCACCTGGGACACTCTGAATACTTAGCGACTGTTGGTACGGTGCTGGTTCAGAGGTTTCGGCGGCACCAGGCTTAGGTGCTTCGCCGTAGTTCATTATTTAGTCAAATACTACAGTTGGGTTTGGACGGTTCATGTGTCCACCCGTGTTGTACTCATACTCAAAGGTTGGCATGCCGTCACCAGCAACTGCTCCCTGAACAAACTCGCTGAGAACAGCAGGTGCTTCAATCCACGAAGCAGCACCAACGTGAGCACGCTCACGCATGGTCTGCTCTGGGTGCTTGAAGACCATCTCAGGGTTGTTATGGTTCATGCGCATTGGCGATGGTGCAGTGTCACTGTATGCGCCCTGAGCAAAGTCATTGGGGACATCGGTGTCAGTTGCGACACCCTCTTCAAAGCGAAGAGGTCCCTTATTCATTGGGATTGACGGGGCAAAGCCACGTTCAAACATGGTGGGCGACTTCTCAGGGAACATCGGTGCGGGTGCTACGTTCACAAAATCCTCCAAAAGGGACTGGGGTTACTTATCTATAAGGTTACCATAAATCAACGGAAAAAAGGATTATCTGCCACCAAGATGGTCGGCATGGTGTCCTGCACCGTCATATGACAGGCGATAGCCAAACTGTCGGGGTAGTCATCAAATGCACCCTTTTCATCGGGAGCAGCCGCCAACATATATGGACCTCTATACACTTTTTCAAGGTCTGACATCTGCTGGTTGAAACGTTTCCATGTGCGCACACGGCGAGCCTTAGAGTGTCCTGGAACAACCAACTGGTCACGCTGAATAAGTTCTGTTAGGTGTACCCACCGTTCATTCTGATTCTTAGCATCTGAGGTAATAGCCATAACCTCAACGTCAGGAAGAAGGATTTGCAGACGTTCCGCCACAGCACCACCTACACCCTGAGCGTCCACCCCAATACGAAGACAGTCGTAGTTACGTAGGAAGTCAATAATCTGGAAGTACTGAGACTCCCACTCTTCGTTGTTAATCTCAAGCCAGTTGAGAATACGGTGCTCATAGAAACCAAATGGGTCTGGATGGTCCCAGTCAACCCACACGACAGTAACTACGGTGGAGTCATTAGAGCGGGCAACGTCAATACCTGCCACAACTGGTGTGCGCCACCACTGCTTCACAAGGTTCATGGAAGCGTCATACATGCGGTCCAGGCGCTCCTCGGTGACGAACATACCCTTTTCAAGAATCCAACGGTTGCAATAGGACATCTGGAATTCGTCAGAGTCTTCACCAATACGCAACTTCTCCTTAGAGATGAAGTTCATGTAGTTCTTGTTGTACTTGGCGGCAACTTTCCAGTCGTATTCAAAGTGCTGCTGTCTTTTTGTTTTACCGCCTACAGACCTACGCTTGTTGTACTGAATCATCTTGTAGAAGTAAGACTTGTAGCGAGTGGCAGTTCCTGTAAGACAGATAGAACCGTTGTTGAACGCCAACATAGGCTTGATTGATTTAGCAATCATGGTCTCATCGGCTTCCTGAGCCTCGTCAATAAGGACGAAGTGGTAGGTCTTAGATTCAATCTTGGCCTTAGGGTTACAAGTCTGCATACGACAGAGTGACCCAGCGTTCTTTAGGCTGATGAGTTTGCCTTTACCACGGGAGCCACCAGAGGCTGCCTTATCATCAATTTCTGGGTCAAGAAGGAATTCAAGTGCGTGGTCGCTGGTCAACTTGGTAACAATACGACTGAACACGGTATCGGCTTGGTCTTCTGTTGGTGCAAACACACCGACCCAAAAACCCTTCTCAAACTTTCCAAGCCATGTTGGGTAGACCTTTGCCAACTTGGGAAGGATAACCATGAGCGAAGCACAAACATTGGAGAGCACCTCAGACTTACCAGACTGACGAGTTGCTACGACTGTAATTTCTTCACCATCACCAATTACGATGGATTCAATCAAGCGATATGCAATAGGAACCTGATAAGGGAATAACTCCACATCACAGAATTCTTCTGTGAAGATAATTAACCTCTTAACTAGGTTGTCAAGAAACTCAGCGGAAGTTTCATCAAGGTCTTCCGCTTGCTCGTATTCGTCAATGTCTGATTCATCAAGTGCTGTCACGCATTAAAGCATACACGAAGGGGCGAAGTCGGGGGTCCCTACACAGGAGGGAGGAAAGTAGGGACCCCCTGGAAGACTCGGCGGAAAGGAGAACACCGAAATCTTCGTTCTTTACACAATAGCACCTAGTGGTTACTATTTGTCAATAGTTCTATTAGAAATTTCTTCCCAAAGGTCATTTAGCACATCAATTGCTTGGTGCACCTCTTCTATTGGTGCGTCCTTGTAACGCCAAGCGTCAAATGTTCTACCAACATTCATAAGTGTAGAGTCCATCCAAGACAACAATGACGGAGTATCAAGTTTCTTAACACGGGGTGGAAGTTCTTTACTTGGTTTGTCACGCTTCCAAAGCATCACCATGCTCCAATTTCTTCAGGTGCGGTTTCCATAAACCTACCACCTACAACGGACAGTTCACCATCAATGGAGTTTTTGTAATGTTGTTTGTGACAAACACCAATTTGGAAGGTGCGCTTCCACAAGTTGATGTGGAGACCTTTGCCTACACGCCAAGGTTCATCAGAACCCCAGAGACTGAATGCTACGGGTGATAGTAGGAATGATGCAACAAAAAGGCTCAATGAGCCGTAACCAATTAACTTTTTCATATTATTTACAAATCAGAACAGAATCTTCCGTATTCCTCACTAGCAGGGTCAACTTTTGTAGGGCTGTGTGCATCCAAAGGATTGTTAATGAAACGGCCTTTGGAGTTTGAACCACGAAACTGTTCGTAGATAGCAACAGGTACATTAGTATACTTATAAGTTGCATCACCATTTTGTCTCTTAGATGGTCTTGCAAACTTTACATAGACAGTACCAGTATTGATAATGGTGTGCCCTAAGAATTGGTCAGTAGTTCTAGAACCTGGTACAAACTTGTGAGAGGCAACACGGGTACTCTTGCTAGGACCACGACCATAGTTATCAGGATGTTTTGGTAATGTGGTTACACTGTAAGCACCAAAGGTACGGGCTTCAATTTGCTCTTGGTACTGTTGTTGCTCTTCCTCGGTAAACTCTTCACCACGTGCTTCACGCAAACGGCGTTGTTTAAGTAGTTCACCTACTTCACGCTGACGTTTTGCTTCGTCACGTTGCGCTTTGTAGTATCCGCCAAAGTTCTGTGCCATAAGGTTATTTTATACTATTACGCAGCACCAGGCTTAGGGATTGCTTTCCAAGCCGCTTCCATTTTTGCGGCATCCTTAGCAAACTCAGGCTCAAATTCTAGGTGCAACCACTGCCCTCCAAAACTTCCAGCGTTCTCTTTTTCGTTATAAATCTTCACCGATTTTGGGTCGGAGCCTTCGCCACGGCTACAGCGGTAACCACGACCATAACCAGGCTTGCCATCCTTAGCATTTGCGTCAAAGGCATAGTCGTGAATTTCTACAATTCCCAACTCCTTGGTGTGTGCAAGGAACCAATCCCACATAGCAAGACCAGTCTTGCGGTCAGGGTACCCAATATCGCATGCGGCTCCAGTGGCGTGAACACTTAGCCACTTTTCCATGCCAGGGTCACCAATCTTCTTGCCAGCAGTGTGAGAATTTCTCATCAATCGTGGAGAATAAATCCCCATGTTCTTTGCTTTCCAACGGCGACCACAAGCATTAACAAACCATTCAACGCCAGCACCTGCCTTTTTTCCGTCAAAAGCGGGATAATAGGGGTATTTTCTTGGCATGGATGCTCCTTAGGTTAATTGGATAACCTATTTTACAGCATCTTTGGTTTCTTGTGCTTGCTGCAACATAGCCTCAAGAATTGCAATTTGTTGGGCTTGTTGAGCAACTTGTCGGCAAAGGCTTTCAATAACCTTATTTGCGTCTACCTGTGGTTGTTGTGTCATTGTGCTTCCTCAATGGTGGTTAGGCGTGCGTCCAACTCCTGGATGGCTTTGGTCAACACTGCGGTAATTGAACCGTAGTCTACAGAATAGGCGGCTGAATATCCGTGTTCATTCTCTTCTTCATGTTCTCTGTGGAACACAGCATCAGGAAGTACTTCCATAAGTTCCTGTGCAATAAAACCAACTTTTTGGTTTGTTAATGAAACATGCTCATTGACACTACCATCAGACATACGGTACCCAAAACGTCTTGGAATCATTTGGCGCACAATGTCTAAGCCGTATGGGTTATCTACTATATTAATCTTTGTACGGGCATCAGACATTGACCAACCATTACCATATACATTTCCGTATTGGAACGTGATTATACCGCCGTTGTAAGTACCCCAGTCAGAAGACGCACGAAACTGTAATACGGCACTAGTCCACCCAGAAGGCATTTGTGCATTAATTAAATAACCACTGTGGTTGTCATAGATTCCACCCCACGCTGTAGCAGTTGAAATTTGTAGTGCTCTGTAGTTTTTAAAACTGTCAATTGCCGCACCATTTCCTAACGACACACCACCACCACAGGTAATTCCCCAACCACCATCAAAATAACCGTTAGTCACAGTAACACCACCTGTAAAGGTGGCTCCAGAAAGATTGGCTTTTGCGTTTAACTGTGTTTGGATAGAAGAAGTAACACCATCTACGTACCCAATTTCAGTTGAAGACACGGTTCCAATAGACGTAGTAGATGGAAGCGTTACAGTTCCTGTAAAGGTTGGTCCAGAAAGAGGTGCCTTGCCTGTTAATAACGCTGAGTTATTTACCCATTGAGTGCCGTTATATGCAAGAATCTCCCCAGAAACAGGTGTAGTAAGGGTTACATCAGAGAGACTTGACAAACCTGCATATTCTGTTGTTGATGGGTTAAAAGGGGATGTTTGTACCCAGAATATGTTTGTAAGGTTGTCGTCATCAGCAGTTACTACAATTTGGTCACCCGCAGTCGGGACCACCCAAGTACCGTTTGTAGCAGTTCTCCCAATATAAGAAATTGAAACTTCCGAGTCAACACCTAGAAGGGACGGAATCTTGATGCGAATTTCCCCTGTGGTGTTATTAGAATAGGTAACAAGTGCCCTGTAGACTGGATTGTGCATAAAACTAGTTTAACGTATACCAGCCGTCCTCCCACAAAGTGAGAAGTCGGTTGAAGTATTCTTCGTACATAAGACCTACAGTATCTAAACCATAACGGTCTTTTGAGTAACTGCTGATTAAGGGACGGCTAAGTTCTGGGGCTGCTTTAGCGGCGTTTACAAACTCTTGAAGTGTGTGACAGCGGAACCCTGTAATTCCGTGTTTTACCGTTTCGGTGAATGCTCCCCAGTCAGTTGAGATAACTGGTGTACCACACGCCATGGCTTCAATAGCGACAGTGCCAAAGGGCTCTACATAGATGGTGGGTGTAAATACGGCAATTGCGCCACCCATGAGTTTGGCACGTTCTTCTGTACCCACAACGCCAACGTACTCACCATACTCAGGTGGTACACCCTGCCCAGCGACCACCAGACGCTTCCCAAGGTGCTTACAAACGTCTACGGCTATCTGATAGCCCTTGCGCTCAATAAGTCGTCCTATGTATAGGTAGTAATCATCGGGTGTTTCTTGGAGGGGGAAGTCATCAACGTCAATGTAACTAGGGATGACTGTGTCGTAAAACTTCCCATCAAGGGCGTGGGGGTCGGTTACCTTGGAGCCGTAGCAAGAATGCATCCATGCATAGGACTCAAAAACCTTGAATGGGGCAAATGAGCCACCATAACCAATTCCAAATTCCACACTCAGTTCTTGTGGGAAAGCATCAGCAATTGGTTTAGAAGCGTAGCCAGTAATAAGGCAGATAAAGTCTTTGTGCTCTAGACGTTCTTGAATTCCAGCAATTACATTATTGTTGAAACTAACCCAATGTGGAAGTGTCCAATCAAAGGAAGCCGCTGAATAATGGTTGTTACCCACTGCTGTAAGGCGCTCAGTTTCTGTAATGCATGTAATGTGCTCATCACAGGGTGCTTCGTTGAATTCACCTGCGTATAAGTAGACCGTGTGACCAAGGTCTTTCATCATTATGCAGAACTTACGGACTTTCTCCGTATAGGCGCAGGCTGTAAAGTCTTCGGTGGTATTGGTGTGAGGAAGACTAACTACGTGGAATCTCATCTAGTACTCTCTTTTTGTTTACAAGTAATCTAAGTTGGTTATGCACAAATGGCCCAATAGTAGGGTCTACATATAACGTACAATGCTCAATTATACGTTCATTTTCAGTAAGTTCCCAATCGCTAGGAATCTTGTAATAGTCTTTAAAACGCATGACACCTGCGGCAAGTTGTTCTTGCTCAACAGTTAAAACCTCGTCAATATCCCACAATCCTGGGTAAATAGAACATAAGGAGGCTAAGGAACTGGATGCCATTCTTTTCTTGACAAAATTAACCAGTTCTGGTTTATTTGGTTGTACAACAGTTGGGCGCAGTCTTGCGGTCTCACTACCGCTAAGGTATTTTACAACCTGCATATCTGACTGATTGTCTACAAGGTCAGGTGTAAAACCAAAAGTATTTAAAAACTCGTCTGCTTTAACAGCAATGTCTTGTGTGCTATTAAATGGTTCTTTAGTAACTTCTGACCATTCATATAAAAGTTTGAATGCTTCCGAAAGGGTGAGTCCTACGCAAGGAACTTCTGAATTATTTTTGTACTTTTCACGAATCTCAACATCATCATGCAGATGAATATAGATAAGGTAACCAACATTATGTAGTGGTAATAGGGTTTCGTATGCCCGTAGTTTGTTAACTGTTGGGACAATTCTTCCGTCTTCTCGTACAAAGGTATGGGGACCATACAACGTATTGTCACAACGCCATTCTACTTCTGGGTCAAAAAGGGCTTTAGAATCACAAAAAGCAAAGAAACCTTGGTCAGTATTTTCAAGGTCAGTATCGTAGATGTCAACAACACGTTCCCATGCCGTAAAGTTTACAATCTCTTCAGTGTCTCCATGTTTAGCAATTAAACAAAGGTTTGCAGCATACTGAAATGGGTTTGTAAAAGCAACAAGCAACTGACCATTTTCCATACTAAACAAACTGTATTCAGTAACTGGGTCGTCTCCAGCAGGTGTACGCCTGTACAACTCTACAGGTGTTTCTGTAATGTGGTCTAGTACATAAAATAATTTATGTGTTTTAAGGGCATCAATACTAAAAGGTTGGGAAATCACTTGTACTCCTTATGGTCCATAGTACTTAAAGGTTATACCACCAGCAACGCCTGCACCATACCAACCTTGTCCACCTGTACCTACAATTGAACCAGAGCCTGCGGGTACTGAACCATTTGCACCCACTCCCTGTGTTCCTCTACCACCACCGCCGTTACCTCCACGAAGTCCATAAGCACCTCCACCTGCGCCACCTGTGCCACCTACTTGGGAGTTGGTTGTGTGACCAGTTGCGTTTCCGCCTGCTCCGTCTGTGCCACCACCGCCACCACCTGCATAGTATGCAGCGTCCCAGGCATAAATAGGTTGGTTTGTGTCATTACAAAGTTGTGTACAAAAACCATATTTGTCAGTTTCACAACAATACTGTACATAGGTACCAGTAAAATAGTAGTAACCATAAGCGTTTGTTCCACCGAGGTTATTACCATTGGTTCCAGAACCAACAGTTCCACCCCTACCAGATGGTGCACCATTAGCACCTGGGTGTTCACCAGCGGTTCCTCCACCACCAGTCCATGTGGTTGAGCCAATAGTTAAAGTTGTGCTTCCACCCGTTGTTGCTCCACCAGTGCCACCCCCACCGTTTCCTCCTGTACCACCAGCACCTACAGAACCAGAAATGTTTTGAGTACCAGTGGTAGATGAAGTATGGCTAGAGAAAAGGCGATAACCTCCCCCACCCCCTCCAGCATAGTTGGCTCCACCACCTGCTCCGTACAGGAGCATTTCGTAAATAGTAGGTGCTACACCAGAAATTGACGGAATTTCAACAGAATAAGAACCTGACGTTGTATTTGTATACGTCTTAAGTGACCAAGTTGTGAATGAAACAGTTGACCCAATAGTTGTACCAATTGCATTAACTGCACGGAGACGAACATAATGAAGAGTACCAACCGACAGTCCAGTAATGTTTGCGGAAACTGTTAGGTTCTGTGAAGATGTAGTTACACCAAGAGTTCCCATGTAGGATGTGAATGTTGGGTCTGTTGAATAATCAAAATAATAAGTCGTTAGTAAATTGTTTGCACTAACAACACCGTTTACCGTTGCTTGGTTTTGATTAAAGTTAGTAACAGCATTAGTTGTTACTGTTGGTACTTCAGCAATGCTGGAAGCAAACGTGCCCTTTTTGATAGGCATTAGGCACTCAAATCGCCAATAAGGACATAACTGTTAGTGCCTACACAAAAGAGTGTTCCAGACGAGTACCTAGCACGAAGTTTTAACCCTGGAGTTCCATTTAAAGTTACGCTTGATGCTGACAATGTGACTTGACCAGTACCTAATGCAAGAACATCAATGCTTTGACCAGCAGTTAATCCAAGACTGCTGTTGACAGTTACTGTAATGGCTGAGGCATTATCAAGGGTAACCATTTTCCCAAGGTCAGCAGTTAACAAAGTATATGATGTTCCTGTTTGGGTATTAACTGTTTGAGTGGTTGCCCAAGTACCTGCGGCTCCTGTCGCTCCAGTTAAACCAGTTGCACCAGCAGGTCCTGTTGCTCCGATTGGACCAGTGGCTCCCACGGGTCCTGTAGCACCTATTTCTCCTTGGATACCCTGTACACCTTGAATACCAGTAGGTCCAGTTGCCCCAGTGACACCTGTAGCACCCACTGGACCAGTGGCTCCTACAGCACCTGTGTCACCTGCAACACCAGTCGCTCCGACTGGCCCTGTTGCTCCGACTGGCCCTGTGGCACCTACTGGGCCAGTAGCACCAACATCACCAGTTACACCAGTTGGCCCAGTTGCGCCGACAGGTCCCGTAGCACCCGTGCCACCCGTTACACCAGTTGGTCCCGTTGCTCCTACTGCACCAGTTACACCTGTAGCGCCAGTTGGACCTACGGCACCTGTGTCTCCCGTTACACCAGTTGGACCTGTTAAACCAGTTGGACCTGTGGCTCCTGTTAAGCCTGTAGCGCCCGTGTCACCAGTAACACCTGTAGCCCCAACGGGGCCAGTTGCTCCTACGGGGCCAGTTGCTCCAGTAGCGCCTACACCACCAGTTAAACCAGTTTCACCTTGGATACCTGTAGCGCCTGTAGCACCAATAGGTCCTGTTGCCCCAACGGGGCCAGTCGCTCCCGTTGGTCCCGTTACGCCCGTTGCTCCAGTTAAGCCTGTCGGACCAGTAGCGCCTGTGATGCCAGTAGCACCAGTCGGACCTGTTGGACCAACTTGGGTATACATAACTTGAGTTGCAGTAAAGATGATTGAAGGAATAGATGGAGCAGGAGAGGCTGCAGGGACATACTGAAGTGAAATTCCAGTATTAGTTGTCTGCCACAACAATTCAATGTAGTCATTGGCAGCAACTGAAACAACAAGGTTTACTGTTCCGATTGCATGGCCGTCCACTCCACCATGTGACTCAACAACGCTAAACTTAGAATCGGAATCATCAATGTTTGTGCCGTTCTTTGCAAACCACACATTGGCATCATGAATCTGGTTAGAAGCATTAGCAAACTGAACAGAGAATATTAAAGAATAAACGCCAGCATTTGCAAAAGTAACACGAGAGCCAGAAACGACACTAACGCCAGTTGAATTAGAGTCAACATTATTGAAAGTAATTGCGTAAGCAGTGTTTGTTGCTGCTGCTGTTTGGTCCTGTGTTGACCAGAATGAACCCCAATAGCCAAGTGCGCCACCTGCGCCAGTTGGACCTGTTGCGCCTACTGGACCAGCACCACCAACATTGACCCAGTTCATTCCGTCTGTGCCGATAATGATTGACTCGTCAGTATTTGTACCGTAGGAGTTCATCATCCACGATGTACCACCATTTGTTGTTCCTTGAGAAACAAACAAATAGTCACCATTGTGAACTTCAATGTCGGTGCCCTTGTTATCAAAGTCAAGAGAGCGAGTTAAGCGCCAATACGTAGCACTTGCTCCAACTGTCGTAACCACATAAACGCCGTTATGAATTTGGTTTAGTTGGTTTTTAACAAGCACACGGTCGCCAACATCAAGCGCATGACCATCTACGATTAAAGCGCCATAAGTTGTCGCCTGAAGGTATGCACCAAATCCAGTGCCGTTGTTATCATCAGCAGAACCTGCCGTATAAGTAGGGTTATTTGGAAGTGTTGTGGTAGTTGCGGCGTGGGCAGACTCGTGAGAGTTAAGGTTTCCGACAGGGCCCGTGGCACCAACAGGGCCCGTGGCACCCGTAGGTCCTACTTCACCTTGAATACCACTAGCGCCTGTAGGTCCTGTCGCTCCTGTTAGACCAGTGGGTCCTGTGGCACCTGTAGCACCCGTTAACCCTTGGATACCATTTGCACCAGTAGCGCCGACTGGACCCGTAGCGCCAGTAGCACCAACAAGTCCTTGGTCACCTTGTGGACCAGTTGGTCCCGTAGCACCTGTTGCACCTGTAGGTCCTTGAACGGTAGAGTCTGCACCACTAGCGCCTGTTGCTCCAATTGGTCCAGTTGCACCTGTCACTCCAGTAGCACCCGTAACACCTGTTGCTCCCACAGGACCTGTAGCGCCAACAGGACCTGTCGGTCCAGTGGGACCTTCTACAGTTGAGTTAGCACCAGTTGCCCCTGTTAAACCAGTGGGACCAGTCGCACCAACAGCACCTACTTCTCCTTGGATACCCTGCAAACCAGTAGCACCAACTGGACCTGTAGCGCCCGTCAAACCTGTAAGTCCAGTAGCACCAGTCAATCCTGTTGCTCCAGTGATGCCAGTAGCACCAACTGGTCCAGTAGCGCCCGTCAAACCTGTTGGACCAGTGTCACCTGTTAAACCAGTGGCACCTTGGATTCCTTGTACACCTTGGATTCCTTGAATCCCTTGAGCACCAGTTGCGCCCGTTGGACCAATAACACCTGTTGCCCCAACTGCGCCCGTTGGACCAGTGTCACCCGTAACACCCGTAGGACCAGTAGCACCAGTAGTTCCTGTAACGCCTGTTGAACCAGTTGCACCAATAGGCCCAGTTGGTCCTGTCGGTCCTGTAGCACCAGTTAAACCAGTTAAACCAGTTGCGCCACTTGGTCCTTCAATACCTTGAAGACCAGTTGCACCAGTGGCTCCAGTTGGACCCGTTGCACCCTTTTCAACAGTCAAGACCCAAAATGCAACGTTACTGTTGGGTGCAACATTAAGGCTACTAGCAATTGCTACGTAAGCAGAACCAAGGTAACCAACTACATCTCGTGGGACATATGTTACGGTAGATGACCATGCACCTTTATAAACAAAAGTTGGTGGTCCTGTAGGGCCAGTTGCGCCAGCAGGACCTGTAGGTCCAATAGTTCCAGTAGGGCCAGCAACACCAGGGTCATGCACTTCCAAGACCTGGTCTAACGGCTCCGTTACAGTAGAAAGGTTTTTCTTTTGAGTTACTGTAACGTACCTATTAGGTTGTTTACTAACCTCTACGCTATCGTCAATCATGTTGGGGGTGCTGAAACCGATGCCTCAACTACGAGGGTGCCTGAAGACAGACAATCCCAATCTCCTGCGGTATCTTGCACAAAAAGGTCAAATGAATAGGAACCTGCGGCAACTGTATTAGCATTAGAAATGTGGAGTTCTAAGGTGGCTCCTGTTGCTGGGGCTAAGTAACCACGCTTATTTGCAGGAGTTAATGCAATAACAGTGTTCTCTGATGGGGTAGTGGCATACCAACGCAAGTCAACAACGGTTGTACCAGTACTTGTCTTAGCCTGCATAAATGCACTTTGGATAGTCAGGACATCTCCGTTTGCGTCCTTCCATGTGAAGGTACGGCGGTAATCCGTGTGTTGCTTGTAACGGATTTCCATAGCCTGTGTGTCCTCCATTGGAGTAATGTTGTCAAGTGCGTTAACAGTAATTATACCTTTTGACACAGGGCGCTGGATTCCAGCAATAGTAGCCAAAACGTCATATTGAAGGTCACCCAATGGAAGGTCTTGGGTTTCTTCAGCGGTCAAAGTTAATTTAATACCATTCTCAGAAGTTACTTCCGTGGTAATTTCTACTTTGGACAAATCACCAGTCTTTACGAAAGATGAAGAGTCAGTAGGCTTTACAACACGGTGAGTATTACGGTCTTTGACTATGATAAGACGTTCCCATGGAAGACCCCTAGTCAATGTGTAATTTACTGTTTGAGCGGTATGTGCCATGTATCTATTCTACTTCAGGTCAATCGTCCTTGAGAAACGATGCAATCAAGTGAGTGCCCAAAGCAAGGCCACTAATCCAAAGGCCATATGTGCGAACCTGACCAGACAGGGTAATCAGCACCAGGGCTGTACCTGCGAGGGTCCACGCTAGACCTTGGAGTTCTTCAAGAAATTTCTGCATTTACTTCCTTCTACTACGGGAATCTGACTGGGTACCGCTGGAAGACGAAGATACAGAAACTGCTGGTGCTGCAAATAATACTCCAGTGGCCGCAACAAGGACTTTGCGCTGGCCTACGTTAATGTTTGAGCCGATAGGCACGTAAGCATTGAACTTGCCACCGAACACATTAATTGTATCCTCAAAGGCTGCTCGCACCTCTTCTGGTGCGTCCTGAACCGCTTCAATCAGTTGTTCTGCCTGCTCATCAGATAAATCGGATACCTCAACGGCATCAAAGATTTCGGTTGCTTGGTCAGCCGTGACTTCTTGCAAAACCTCTGGGTTGGTAGCAAGAGCAGTTGCTTCTTCGGCACTAACACCTTCTTCAATAATGTTTTCTACAGCCGCTTGAACCTCAGATTGAGGAAGATTAGAGATTTCGTTGATAAGAGCGGCAACTTCTTCGTCAATTCCTTGCGCAGGCTCTGGTTCAGGAGGTATAGTAGTGCTTGATGATGTGGTTGTTGTTAATTCTGTTGTTGGCGTGGGCAGGGACGTTGTGGTCTGAACTGTCACAGGAACAAAAAGAGTGGTACTGGTCGTACTCGTGCTCGTTGTTGTGGTCGTGGGTTCCTCAACCACTACAGGTTCGGTGGTTGTGGTGGTTGTCGTTCGTGGAACGGTCGTACTGGTCGTTGTCGTGGTACTGGTCGTTGTGGTCGTTGAAGTTGTCGTTGTGGTGGTCGTCACAGGTGTCGCCTGAACGGTAAAAGTTTCTGTAATGGATGAGTAGACACCTAAGGTGTCATTATCTGCACGAACCCTAAACTGGTAAGTGGTTCCATTTTCAAGGTTGTAAACAGTTGCCCATGTGTTAGTTGACGCTATGGCAAATGATGTCTGCCAGTTGTCACTACTGAAGAAAACGGCGTAACGCTCTACCTCGGCGTACCCAGTACCACCTTCTGGTGCATCCCATGAAAGTGCAACTCGCCCATCATAAGCGGTAGCCTGAAGGTTTGTAGGAGTTCTCATTCCCAATGGTGGCAACGTGGTGGTAGTTGTAGAAGTGGTCGTTGTGGGCACTTCACTAGGGGCAGAGTTAGTTTGTAGCGTGTAAGAAGTGCCGTACCAGCGGTTAGGGTCATGGCAACAGACACCTGTGCGAAGGCGATATGTGCCAGTTTCTTGCACATCATAAGAAATAAACGAATCTAAGCCGTAGTAGTCATCATTTGCAGTCAGCAACTGATTGTTGCTGTTGTACAGCCAAAACATACTGTCAATTCCGTATGTTTGTGCAGTTGCACGCACAGTAAAGGTAGTGCCAGCCTCTAATTCAAAATAGAAGTCATTGGCACCAAAGGTGGTTAAAGTTTCGGCTTTTACGGGAGAAGACGGATAAAACCCCAAAAATGTGAGCATAAGCCACAAAAAACAACTTGTAATCCTCAAACGGGATTTAAGCATTAATATAGTTTATCAGAGACACGAAGACGGACCGCTCGCAAGCAGCCCGTCTCGGTGGGTAAAACCTCAATAGTAATTATACACAATAATGAGAATTACTGAGAATTACTACTTAACTTTCCATCCAGATGGACTAGTGAATTCCCAACTACCCTCGTATGGTTGTTTAACATCATCGGGGTTTACAGGCTCTACCTCATAGGGGTCGCCATAAGCACTTGCTCTTTCACGGTCATCTGTTGCAAATGCAACACCATGAACGCTTCTATTGCCTTCAATAAGGTCACCTGATTTAAAATTCACAGGGCTTCCATGCCAAAACTGCTTACCGTGTAGGTGGTCACTGGCGCTCATCAATAACCTTCTTCATAATGTTTCTATTTCAACAATATGTTTTGGGTCAATGACACCACGGTGTACAGCAGCACCTGTCTGGCGAAGGGAATTAGCCCAATCTTTTGTTTCATGACGCAATTTAGATGAATCAAATGCTCGTGAGGGGTTGTACCCGTGAACGGGGTCTTCAAAAGAGTTCCAATCAACTTCTAAGTCACGGGGACGAACTGCTACTGTAAGCACGGCAGGGTCTTCGTTTTTATGAGCATAATACTCTGCTAACTCTGGGTCGCTTGTAAGGTAAGTAGGAGAGCCACCTTGAACATTCCCTCCAAGACCAGTTGTTTTAATCCTGTCTAAATTAGAAGCAGAAGTTCCATGATAGAGATGAAAACGGAATTGTCTGGGGTTTAGGTGGTTACTGTTGCTCATCAATAAACTCCCTCGCAACAAGCATCCCTAGCGCCACAAGATTCGCACTTATAATGAGCGTGTTCAGGACGCATTTTGCCCCCACACCAAACACATTGCTCAGACAAGTCACAGGTTTCTTCATCTGTCATATTCTTTACAGAAGTCCGTTTTTGTGTTGTTCTTTAAGTTTGTCCCATTCAGAAGTCTCACGCTTTTTAGGCTTTTTAACTTTTATTTTCTTGAGATGTTCTTTTGCAGCCTCAGGGCCATTAATACGGGTTTCTAGTACACCAGCAGCCTCAGCAGATTTATTTGCTTCTTCTATTTCCCACTCAGGACCAAACAAAGAGGGTTGTCTAAATGCCTTAACTTGGTCTTTCTTCCGATTTGGTTTTTCATAATCTTCAACGGCTGCTACAGCACGCACACTTGTAGGGTCTTCATCGTATGTTTTACCATCTTGAATAGCCTTTACAATACGTTCTTTTTTATACTTTGTTTGGTCAGACTTATAAGCGGTATGGACTTCTGAAGCAAATTCACCTAAATCTTGCAATCCAGCACTATCCAGTAATTGTTTTACCTGTGGGTTGAACTTGTACAAACGCCCAATGTGGATTGTTCTAGCCGCTGTGGTGTCTGCTCTATCACTCCAGCGTACATATCCACCACCTACTGGTTTAGCCAAGTCGTCTTGTTTTGCTTGTGCTTTGGTAAGTTGCACACCACTTAGATGGTAAGCAGACCCAAGACCACCGCCTAGTGGCTGAACCCTGCGAGCAGGCAATCCTGAAGGCCTCATAGCACCCATCATGCGTGCAATTGCATAAGAACCTTGTTCAACTTTGTCACGCCACACATAGGAGTTACCACCGTAACCAAAAATACCCCAACTGTTCCCAACTTTTTCAATGGGTTCTTTCATTATTTCTGAAGCCCTATCAGGGTTGATTGTGGGGTCAAAATCTCCTGATGGACGCATGATATTTTGAGATGAAAAACGGTCTTCAAAAGCGTCTGCGGTACCTTCTGCTTCGGGAACATAACCTGTTTTACTATATAAGTTCTTAACACGGTCACGGTCACGGCTATGACCTAGTTCATGAATTGCAGTTTCTCCTGTGCGCAGGATGTGCCCCTCTGGGCGAAGGTTAATTGTGTTTGTATCAGGGTCATATGACCCACTACTACTTCTTCTATTAGTTAATGTAGACAACTTTGGGTTTGTTTGCTGTGTACCCAACATTTCTCTAGGAATACCACTTTTCTCTACGTCAGGAAATGAAAAACCAAAAGCGTCACGGACATCACGTTCACGGCCAATAGTTGTTTGCATAGGGTCTCCAGGAATACCTGTGCCCGTAAGTGGGTGGAAAAGCATGCCTTGAACGGGCTTAGTGTTGTTTTTATTTACAACCTCTTGCTCATTCCCATTTTCATCGTGCCAATAGACACCACCAAATTGCCCAAGATTAATAGTCATAAAACCAGCATCTTTACATCCCAGGTACCACTTCCAGTTTTTGTAATGCCAAGAAGACGGAAAGTGGTAAATCCGTGTGATTTGGCTGTGCTCTCGGCTAACTTAATAGCATTGGCGTAAGATTCAGTGTGTATAGGGTAAGTAACAATCATTGTGGCGGCTCAGGCTCCACAACTGGTTCTTCATTACTTTCTTTCTTTTTTTTCTTTGAAAAAGAAGATAATGTTCGGTACTCAAAACCATGAGTTGCTAGAGAACGCCTAATCTGCAAATCTGCATTTGTATTTGAACGAGGGTCACTTGGGGTAGCAGCCATCGTAACAAGACCATCACCCTTAAAGTACAACTTAATATGATTATTCTTACCAGAATGGGCAATTACTGGGGTAGGGGAATTGTCTACTAGGTGCGCCAGTAACTTTCGTGTTTCTTTATGTGAAGTGAGGCTATTAATCTGGCCATGGGTCAAACCCATTTGCTCATAGTTGAGATGCTCATTACTCATAGGGTATAGTTTACATCAGATGAAATTACTAAACGCAGGGTGCGGAACCCATTACGCAAAAGGTTGGGTCAACGTAGATGTTTGGGAGGGTGAAAACACCACTCCAGACATTAGAGTGGCTCCAGGAGAACCATACCCATTTGAAGATGACACTTTTGATGCTGTATACCTGGGACATGTTTTGGAGCACATCCCTTGGCCCGAAGTGCCAGTTTTCTTAAAAGATATACAAAGGGTTGCAAAACCTGGTGCATCAATCATGGTTGTTGGTCCAGATGTTTATAAAACAATTAAGCGGTGGAAAGATGGTGCAGAGCCTTGGAGCATGGTTCTAGCGACTATTGAACACCAAGATAGGAATTGGCAACCAGAGCGTGAGCATGAATGGTGGGATGGAGCGCATCACCATTGGAATTGCCACGAAGAGCGTGTAGCAGACTTGCTTAATAAAATGGGCTTTACAAACATCAAGAATGTGTTTAATAATATACCTGATAACCCAAATGGTAAGTCATGGGTAGACCCAAAGACAAAAATTGAATGGCCTGTTGTAGGGAAGTACTTTTGGCAGTTAGCCTACTTGTGTACTAACCCTCTGTAGAACGAGGCAGTGGTGGACCACCATAAGTTCCTGGCGCAGGAGGAACGTAATTTGGGTTTGGACCACGGTCTTCAGGCTCACGAAACTGCGTTGCGTTCATGATTCTTTGCCGTTCAAGACCACGCTCTATTTTCTTCTTAGACGGTGCTCTGCGCTTTTTAGGTTTAGTTGGGTCGTTAGCAGCACGGGCTCTACGGACGTTGTCCATTTTGATGGCAAAGTCTCTTGCTTCGTCAGGAGGTAAGTCACTTTGTGAGATGTCACGGCGAAATGTAGGACCGTCACCCTCTGGGTCAAAGCCTTCATCCTTTTTTCTGGCCATTAGTTATCTTCTTCGTGATAGTGGTACTGCTGTTGATACTCAATGTCAGTTGATTTAAACTTGCGCAAACGTCCAGTGCGGTCGTAATAGAGAATGTTACCCTCATCATCGGTGTACTCATTGTCTTCTGGGTCACTCCAACGCTTAGATGTTGGCATTACTTTGCTTTCTTGTCAACTTTGTTGAAGACATCATTAATCTCATCAACTGTTAATTTACCATCATCCATATAGGCTCGTGCAAGTCCCTCAACAACGAAGGACACACCACCAATACCAGCCATCATAATGGCTTTCCACAGCGGAATACCAGCAATAGCGCCAGCGCCAACGACCGATAGACCAGTAGCAGCAAAGGCTGCACAAATACGGAGGAGAATCTGTTTCACTGTATTATTTTACACCAGTCACTCAGACTGTGGCTTGTGGAGGCGACCGTCAATCACTTGGAACCCTGCCTCAAGGCTTGTATTAATATGCTTCTTAATACCCTTGATATTGCTAGACGTAAGGTTCATACCTGGAGCATCTACTTTCCACCCAGCATATTGACCTGGAAGTTTTATAATGTTTACGCCTCTAAATTGCTGGCCGTCTGGAACTGTCATGTAATCAGTATACTAAAGGTACTCAACCTCTATAAGCATGGTTGGGTCAATGTGGTATGCCGCAACCACTCGGTGATTACCGTTATGGATAAAAGCCTTACCTTTATGGTGTTCTGGCATGCGCTCAACCACAAACCCTTTGTAGGCTAGGATGACAGGGCTTGTTACGCCGTTTTTGGCAATGCTGTCATACAATGACTCATCACCCAATAAAGCAGGAAACTTGGTGGTGTATGCATCACCAGTACGGGCTTCTTCTAGTTTTCGTGTTGCTAACTCGGTGCTCTCAGCCAAAGTTAAGCCAAAAGCGTCCCCTGAAGGAACTTCAGTAAAAAGTTCATAAGCAGTCATAAACATAATGAAACAGACTGTACAGGTCAGTTTTTGTAATGTCAACCTTAGTCAAAACTAACTCTGTTATTTCGGAAGTCTTTTTCTACTTCTGTCATAGGGTAGTTTCTTGTGTCTTCTGTTTCATCGTAATCATTGCTGTACACAACAGGAATGTAGACTTGACGACCTGTTCTATTTTCAACCCTTTGAGCAGCCACTACTCGGTGATGCCCTTGTCCCATCCCAAAAGCACGCCCATGTCCACGGTCTTCAATAGTTACAGGACGTAATATGCCATGTTGTTCAATACTGTTGACTAATCCTGAATAAGCAGACCTTCGCAACTCTTTAGTTTTTTGATTCCATACTTCATTTAAGATACGTTCACCATCATTAGTCTGGCGAATATTGTATGGAACAATCCCATAATCAACAGAATACTTAACAGTATCCATCAACTCTTGTGGGCGCATGAATAGTTTGTACTGGTTTGGGTTTTTAGGCTTCTGAGAAAGTTGTACAGGAACAGACTCAGGCTCAACCATAGGCCGAGGTGTTACACGAATCTTTCCAAACAAGTCTTTACTAATCATGTTTATAAATACTTTTCCATACCAGGAAGTGTTGGTTGCTCAAGAGTTTCCGCAGTAGCAGGAGTTTCTGTAATGCGGGGAAGTGGGTCCAGACCACTGGCATGGCGAAATGACTTAAGACGGTTCAGGTTAAAAACACCTCGTGCTGGTCCTGAAAACCCTGAACTACTGTACTTAGCAGTTGGGCCCATAATAGCCTCGTTGTAGCGGCGCATCCCTCGTGTGACACGTGTCGTAGCCAACCTGAAGCCCTCAGCACGCCCTTCTAGGGCAGGACTGGCCAATAGACCACCTGAACCTGAATACCATGAACGGTTGTCGTTGTTTTTCCAAAAATCGTCATAGTCAGATGCATAATCATGCAAGTGGCCCAACTCATGCATAGTCATTTGACTTGCCACTGTTCCAGAAGCATCGGGGTGGAAGGTTCCTTTGCTTCCTAAAACTCTTGGATTTATACGAACTTCAGATGTGTCGGGGTCAAATTCACCCTCAGATGTCTCGTCCGTAATATCAATAGTGCCTTGGTCAGCAAGTGCTCTTAAAGTATCTGTGGGTACAGTAGAACGAGCCATTGTTTCTACAATTTTATTTTGTAAGTGAGCAGAATGGTCGCTACCAATACTGTCATTTACAAACCCAGCAGTAGCCTCACTTACAGCATTCAGACGGTCGGGGGTGTAACCCTTAGGCCAGACATGCTCATGGAACAACTTAAGTTGCCCATGCTTACCTACAGGGTGTTGCTGACCTTCTTTAACAGCGGTGTACTTTGGTACGTGTGCAACAATCGCATCTATGCTGCGAGCACTATTGCCGTTTAACTCAGCAGATTGTTGTTTAACTGCATCCCAATCAATTTGATTTCTTGGAGTGTTAGAAATCTGGCTATACCACGACATCTAATAAGTATACTATCCGCCGTTGCGGTAGAACCCACGACCAACCAAGTTGACGGCGGGGGCGCTAAAGACTTTCTTCATCTCTTCTGAACAAGCAGTGCAGATAAGAATGGGTTCGGGGGATGTCATTGACCGCTCTTCTTCGTAGTAGTGGTCATTTGGGCACTTATACTGATACGTTGGCATAGCCTGATTATAACCTACTGTTTAAATGGCCCACCGACCATGGTTGAGATAGCACCCATCAAAGCATCATGTTGTTCATCATTGCCGTGGAATCCCTGAAACTGCACCCCAAGATGTTTCACATGGTTACCCACAAAACTTGATGGGATGACATAGGAGATTGAGCCACGGTCTTCACGCTCGTTTTTATAGGGGTAGATACGTGTCTGAGAAGTTTCTGGAACCTTATACTCACCTGAGGACATCGGGTCGTCATATGTGCTGGACGCTGTAGGGGCATCATCACTAATTTCATAACCATGCACCTGTCGGATAGCAGGTTCTTCAATCTCTCCAGCCATGATTTGGTCGTAACTACGGTCATCTGTGGCTCTCATGGTGCCCGCATGAAAAGGTTCACCATATTCATGAGGTGCGTGTTCACCAAAAGTTCCGTGGTAAACAATCTTAGGCATTATTTTGCGCCACAACCCTTACATGGAAGACGCTTACTAGGGTGAATAGTCTCTCTGTCGTGCCACTCCAACGCTTCCCCCATGTCGTCAGTGCAGTTGTTGCAGTATGGGCCGTCTTCGTCTTCGTTCTGTTGAAACTGTGGTCCTGTAGGTACTGGCATACTTAATCCTCGTGCTTAAATAATTGTTCGGTATCAGGGTTATAGGTGTATCTAGCACGTTTGTTATCAGGCAGTGAATGAGTTACTGATACTAAACCTTTAAAAATATCTCCCTTTGGTAAAGTATTGGCTAATGCTTCTTTATTGTTGAATCTGTCTGCACTATCCATAGCACGAGCATTTTTGTAACTACCATCTGTAATTACTGTTCCTGTATGGCTAACATCTGCACTTCTGTGAGATTCCAACGCTTCATGAATGTCTTTATGAGGACCCTGTGTCCAAAAGGTATCTGGTGTCCAGAGCACAGACCCAACAGGGGCATAGGAGTCGTCCCCCCAAGACCCTGGGTCCGTAACATAACTATTGGACTCATAACCGTGATAAGAGGTACCCGTTTTTGTATTCGTGTGCATTCTTGGTTGATGGGGTTGAACAAAACGTGATATACGTTGAATACCATCTTCTGGTTCAAACGACTGAGTATGCACCTCAGATAGTAAAGGACGTTCTGACTGCATTAAATACGAATGCAGAAGGTCACCACGATTATCTTTTAAAACACTTAAGTGGTGTAGTGCAGCCAGCCCGTACTCACGACCCTCAAGGTTTAACATACGAGGGTTAGTCATAACATCATGACCAACGCTTTGGAAATGGCGTAGGGCAGCCTGAACATCGGTTACTCTTAAATCACTCATTAGCCCTCGTGTTTAAACAATTGTTCAGTATCAGGATTGTATGTGTAAAGTGATTGGGATGGTGCATGTTGGATACGAATAAGACCTTTAAAAGGTGCTGAACCAAGTCCTGCTGCACGCTTAAGTGCATCCTTATGATTGAAATTATCTGCACTGGTCAATGGTCCTCTGATGTCACTGTTTGTAAAATTAAAACCTGGATGTGACACTTCTTCAGTGGTATGAGACTTTAATGCGTCATGAATAGTTTTATGGTGGAGAGACTCAATCTTGCTTCTGTCAAGGTCCCTCTCCCAAAAAGGAGGAACACCATTAATAGTGCCACTAGCCCGTTCTGCATATGTGTAGGGTTGTAAATGAGTGTAGTGACTGTAAATCCCTAAAGGTTCCTTATAGTCGTTACCCTCTCCCCATTTATTACTGATTGCAGGTACGTGGGGTGTTACTTCTCGCAGTAGAGAAGACATCCCACTTTCTCGTTGATGAGGGGATTGGGTTGTAATAGTGCGGACTTGCGAAAGGAGGGGCCTTTCTGATTGCATCAAACTTGTAAATAAACCTGAAGAAGTTAAGTCTTTTACATTATCCAAAATTAACTCATGTCCTACTGCCAAGCCATAACGTTCACCGTCAATGTGTACGGCATGAGGGTCAGTAAGGACATCATGACCAGTACCAGCATAATGGCGAAGTGCAGACTGTACGTCTGTAACTCTTAAATTACTCATTGCTATAGTCTACTTTACTGGTAGTAGGGTTTGTTCTTCGGATAATCTCCAGCCTTACCACGAGTTACTGTAACGTCATAGTCCGTAGAGGGTTTTCCAAAGTGTGAGTAGTCATAATCTTCGTCATTGGGCTCTTGGATAAACTTAGAAGGCATACCCATGGAGTCAGCCATGTTATCTGTGTACTCCAAAGGTTCAAATGCACCTTGGTCTCTATCCATCTGGTAAACATCTGACGCTGACATATTCTCAACGCCGTGACGACCAGGTTTAAATTGTTCACTAAGCCGTTCAGCAGCCCTTCTTGCTCCACGCTGTGTGATATAACCACGACTATTGGTAATAGTTTTACCTGTCGTGTATGTCCAGCCACCCTCTTCTGGTCCACCATAGGCAGAGTTAAGAGCATGAACATTTGCGTGCCAAGGAGCCACACGAGAGGCTACACGCTGTAGAAGAGGAAGAGATGCGGTATCTGCGTGGTGTGCCGCCTTACCTTCAGCAATCTCTGAGTTTTTTGAAACGGTCATACCAGGAAGACCGTCCTCAAATGGGTACGCAGGCTCTTTTGTTGTATCCATGTCTAAATAATCGCTGTTCTTACTGTTAGCATCACTCAGTGACCAACCAACCGCACGCTTACCCAAAAGCGCAGCCAATGTGGTGTGCAACCCTGTCAATGGCATTTCTGCCTTCTCAGCGTGGTCTAGGGAGCGTTGAGCCCTATCAATCTTCGGTTGGTACATACGCTTGACCTGTGCAGTTGCCATATCTTTTTGGTGTTGCGGAATGTCAGTGCGCATTTGCTCAAGGAGCATGTCTCTTGCAAACGTATACTTTTCAAGATTCTCTCTGTGTTCAGGAATACGCTCTACACTTCTGTTTACGTCTGTAATAGAGTTAGCAAAGGTGTCGGGAGTGATGTGAGTGCGTCCATATGAGTCTGATTCACCATGGGGTTGAAGGAGAATACGCTGTTCGCCAGTAAGGCGACTTGTTGGTTTAATTAACGGTTAGGTAAATCATCAGGAAGTTCTGAGGGCTTAAGCATTTCTATAGTTTACTTTAAAATACCCCATGTGGGATTAGGTAAAAAGCGAATGTCATTAGACTCAAAATGCTTGACAATACCCGACTCAAGTACAACAACCCAGCAACTATTAGCACCCCACCCGTAGTCAATGAGCAATAGAGCAACACCTTCACCAAGAGGAGTACTGACCTCTAAAGGTTGTTTAAATTCATGAATCAATCTTCACCCGAAAAAATTTAGTTTTTAGGCTAGTGAAGAACATCATTTGGGTGAAAAACCCAACGAGGGTGCATATACCCAGGATGATGCTCATCTATGCCACGGTTAACTTGCTGTGCCCAAGGCCACGTTTTCTTTTCACCTGAAAGATACTTTGGAAATTGACCACGTTCTTCCATTACAAGTGGTTTAGAGTACAAACGCATCACATGAGTGGGGAGAAACTCATGTCCAGCCATGTGTGCCGCCAAAACACGATGATTTCCCTCATCAACCATGCCCATATGTGAGTCTCTGTGGTATCCAACGACAATTGGACTACGTATGCCTCGCTCAGGTCCCTTAGATTGAAGGTCTCGTATGATGTTATCTACC